TGCATATTTTAACGATGCTCAAAGACAGGCGACTAAAGAGGCTGGAGAAATTGCAGGACTTAACGTAAGAAGAATTATCAACGAACCAACCGCAGCAGCATTGGCTTATGGGTTAGATAAAAAATCTAAAGACATGAAAGTTGTTGTATTTGACTGTGGTGGTGGTACACATGACGTATCTATTTTAGAGCTTGGTGATGGTGTATTTGAAGTATTGGCGACTGATGGTGATACACACTTAGGAGGTGATGATTTCGATCAGGCAATTATTGATTGGTTGGTTTCTGAATTTAAAAATGAAAATGGGATTGATTTAACACAAGACCCTATGGCTTTACAAAGATTAAGAGACGCAGCAGAAAAGGCTAAAATAGAATTATCTTCATCATTATCTACTGAAATTAATCTACCGTACATTATGCCTGTTGATGGTATTCCTAAACACTTAGTAAGAACATTAACAAAATCAAAGTTTGAACAGTTGGTTGATTCATTAATTAAAAGAACTATTAACCCTTGTAAATCGGCATTAAAAAATGCTGGACTAAAAATAACTGATATTGATGAAATTATATTAGTTGGTGGTACAACAAGAATTCCAGCAATACAAGAAGCGGTAAAGAAGTTCTTTGGTAAAGATCCATCTAAAGGGGTTAATCCTGATGAGGTAGTTGCTCTTGGTGCTGCAATACAAGGTGGAGTCCTTGCAGGTGACGTTAAAGATGTTTTATTGTTAGATGTTACACCACTATCACTTGGTATTGAAACTATGGGTGAAGTTATGACAAAACTAATTGACGCTAATACCACAATCCCTACAAAAAAATCCCAAGTATTTTCAACAGCAGTTGACAACCAACCATCAGTAGAAATACATGTACTACAAGGGGAGCGTACAATGGCAAATGATAATAAAACAATCGGAAGGTTCCATTTAGACGGTATTCCACCATCAATGAGAGGTGTTCCACAAATTGAAGTAACATTTGATATTGATGCTAATGGTATTATAAATGTTTCGGCATTAGATAAGGGAACAAATAAACAACAAACAATAAGAATTGAGTCATCTTCTGGTTTATCTAAAGAAGAAATAGAAAAAATGAAACAGGAAGCGGAAATTAATGCTGAAAATGATAAAAAAATCAGAGAAGACATTGAAAACCTAAATGGTGCTGATTCAGCGGCATTTCAAGCAGAAAAAAGTTTGAAAGATGTTGAAGATAAATTAAGTGAGGAACAAAAAAATGATTTAACAGAATCAATCAATAACCTTAAAGAGTCTGTAAAAAATAAAAACGTAGAAGAGGCAAAAAGATTTATGGAAGAAGTTACTAGTAAATTCCAAACAATATCACAACAACTTTATGAATCTGTTAGTCCTGAAAATCAAACGGAGCAGAATTTTAATGATGTGGATTTTGAGGAAGTAGTTGACAATAAAAAATAATATTTATATTTTTAAAAAAAATAAAATATGACAATTAAACAAGCACTTAAACAGAAAAATAAATTGGTTAAAAACATTGCTGAAAACACTAAGTTGTTACAACAATACAATTCAGTTGAGGTTGGAAACCAAAGACCATATAGCTCAGTTGAGTTGTATAATGATATCCAAAAAGACACAAAAGAATTATCGTCTTTGAAGGCAAAAATTCACATCGCAAACACACCTGTGATGGAAGATATTTTTTGGATGTCAGAAATGAAATCAACAATAACAGCCCTAAAGAAAATGGACTGTACTGAAGGGAAATCAAATCGTGACCGTTTTAGAATGGAAAGTGAAGTTGCTTTAACTTCTGAAATATCATTGGTTAGTAGAAACCAAGAGATTAAATTGTTGGAATCAAAAATAGAAGAAATCCAAGACAAGTTGGATACCTTCAATGCTACTACAGAAATATAATATGGTTTGTGAATATAGTTAAAAAGTATTGGTTTTTCTACAATTGGTATCCGACTGGATGGATGATTGATGAAGATAACGAACCGACATTAAACGAAATTTCAAATACTCAAAAGTCATTTGATTAAAATTTAAAACTCTCTTTTGAACCTATTTTTGACTTATTGAAACAAATCATAAACCCCTCAATAGAAATATTGGGGGGTTGTTTATTTAAAAAAGTTTTACTATATTTGCAGTATGAAAGTTATATTTTTAGATAATGATGGGGTTATTTGTTTATCCAACAATTGGGGTGGACGAACTAAGAAATGGGCAAAATACCGTAGTGAAAACCCTGATAGTAATAAGGAAAAAAAATATGCTCCTGTTGAATATCGCTTTGATGATTTTGATAAAAAGGCAATTAAAGTTCTTAATGAGATACTTGAAAAAACAGGTGCTGAGATTGTTGTAAGTTCAGATTGGAAATTACACGCAACACTTGAAGAACTTGGTGAATACTATGAATCACAAGGAATGATTAAAAAACCAATTGCGTTGACACCAAACATACAGAACTGCGATGTTCATAGTAACAACTTTATGTGGTCAATACAATGGCAATCAGAACAAATCAGATCTATTGAAATTCAACAATACTTACACGAACATCCTGAAGTTACCCATTGGGTTTCAGTTGACGATTTGGATATGGGTAAGACAGGTGAAGATTGGAAAGATTCGTGGGCGATAGATAACTTTGTATTAACACCGAGAAGAAACGAGGGTATTAAACAATCTGGAGTTAAAGACAAAATATTAAAATTTTTGAAAGATGACTAAAGAGGAAATGGATGAGTTCTTGGAATCCATTGGTGGACTTACCAATGGATTCTATTCAGATAGAGAACCAATTAAGAACTCTGGGTTTTTTGATGTTGGTGTCGGGTGGTATCCATTAATTAAGAACCTAATAACCGATTTAATTGAATTAGGATGGGACAAACAAACCTGTCAGGTAAAAGAAAAATTTGGGGGATTGAGGTTCTACATCAATGCTGGATCCGACAAAATTTACGAAAGAATAACATTGGCGGAAAGTCAGAGTTATGAAATTTGTGAGGTGTGCGGTGAAAAGGGGGAGTTAAGAAAAAATAACGGATGGTATACAACCTTATGTGATGAACACTATAATGAAAAATATAAGACAGATATTCAAGGGTAATGAAGAACTGATGAAATTACAACCTGTTGAGGAGTTGATTGAGTATACTCAAGAACTTGAGGGAAATGTATTTGAGGTGAATCTTGAGGATGATAAAGAAGACATCTTCAAATCAATGATACAGGACATACTGACAAGTTGTAATGAGTTGGATGAAAATAAAATCTTGGTTGAAAGATATCCAGAATTATACAAAAAGATGGATGCCGAAATTTTAGTTGATAACTTGAAGAATTATATTTTGGAAATGAATAGAATACATAAATTAAGATTATGAAGAAAATTGAGTTAAGTGAGAATTGTTTTGGGGTTGATGTATCAATTGATGACGAATCTCTATTTACACACGAATTTGATAACAGAAAACCTAATTTAATTGGTGATTTACAAGATGAATTAATTAATGAATTAAAATCATTGAAAGATAAAATCAATATGAATGATTGGCATTATATTGCTGAAATAGTTGTGACTATGTCTGAAGAATATGATTACGATGTTGAGGACTCTAACGATGGAACTTCTTGTGAACAATGTGGGAATTATAATTGGAGACACATCTATAAAAAAATTAAGAAATGAGAAAAGAAGTTAGGTTGGTAAGGGTAAATCCAAATGAATTATTATATGTTGTATCAAGACAACCAATAATGGAAGGGGATGTGTATTTAACTCCCGATTTAAAAATAATGTATTGTGTTGGGAAAGAATCTAGTAAACAATTAGAGGGTTGTAACAAAGTTATGGCATTTCCTGAACAAATACCCACCGACGAGATTTCATTGAAAAAAATAACTGAAATGCTAAATAATGGTGGTGAGTTTGATATTGAGATGGAGGACGAATTTACCAACCCAAAGGCATTTGAAGATGTTGAGTGGGGAGATGGACTACCACGAATTGTTTTAGTAAATAATAAAATTGTAATATAAAAAATATGGTAAGTATAATAGAACAAATTGTTCAAATGTCCGGTATAGGATTAATAATTGTAATGATAATTACTCAAATGGCGTTTGATGCGTGTGGTAAAGAAAAATAATATGTTAGAAGAAATTATAGAATATTATCAGGATGATGAAATCCTGAAAGCGGATGGATTTGATGATGCGGTGATTGGTATTGATGAAAAATCAATGAGATTGATTTACTCTGTTAGGAAATGTATTGAAATCTTAATTACCGAACAAGAAATGACTTTGGAAGATGCGTTGGATCACTTTGGTTATAATGTTAGTGGAGCTTATGTTGGGGAAAAAACACCAATTTGGTGTGAAGATATGTTTGAACATTAGAATTTTTTATTTATCTTTGTAATATGGAGAATCCAAAAATTAATACACCAAAAGGTATTGGTGAAATTGAAAACATATATGTTTCAGAGTTAGGTTTCCTTATGGTTCGTGTTGGTTATGAGGATGGGACATATACCACTTATAATTTTGGTATGCACAATATTAATAAAAACATATTCACAAATAAATTAGCGGATAATGACAAATAAACCTTTTATTATTGAACAAGAATTTAACATCACATTTACACAGGACAAGGATTGTTGTTCAGGTGAGGAACAATTCATAACCATTAAAACCCAAAATGGTGGTGGTGGTGATTTCTTTGTTATTGAAACTCAAAGATGGGCGTTTGATAGTATTGAAGATTTAGTTAATCTATTAACACAATTTAAAGATAAACACGATAAAATCAAAATTGAGGAAGATGTTAAATAGTGAATTAGATAGATTACTCAAAGAGGCGTTAGTAACCCAACGAAAAATTGATGAAGATTTGGAGTTCATTAAAAAAAATCAAGAAAAACTTAACGAAGAACAAGAAGACAAACTTGATGAGATAAAATACAAGATTGAAGAAGAGTTACTACCCGAGATTGATAGATTAGATAAAAACAACCCAAAATTTTTTAAAAATTAAATAAAATGACAGAGAGAGAATTAATACTTTTAGGATTTAAAAGTGTAGAAATTAATGAATTTGAAGGTGAAGAAAATCCTGACTATTACTATGTGTATGATGTGGTAAATGGACTTACGTTTATTACACCATCAAGACAAGAATTAAAAGGAGATCAATGGTGGGTTGAGATATTCAATACAGAACCTTCAATCAAATTTTGTCAAATGGAGAAAGTCCAAGTGTTAATTAATACATTGGAGAAAGCTAAAACCGCTAAATAATAATGTTGAAATGGAAAAAAGAATACCAACACACGATCCACATACCGGTGACTTAAATCCATACTATGAGGAAATAACAGGAGATAAAAATCCATTCTCAATTGAGAACAATAATGACAACCATTGTTTTGACTTATCAACACTTATTGGTAGGGAGTTCAAACACAGAGGTAAATATGGTTTATCAATTTGGACTGACAAAGTTAAAAGTATTGAACCAAATATGGGGATTTATACTAACTGGCAGGAATCGTTAAAACCGATTAAAGAAGGTGAAAAACCTAAAAAGTTTAAAGTAATTGGACATTTTATTGATTTATATGTAAGATCAACGAAAGGAAATCATCTTTATAAATTAAAAAATTGTATATTTGTGGAGGAAATTTAAAAGATACCAATAAATGGCAAAAATTGATGAATTAAAAATAAAATACCCAAAGGTAACAACAACGGTATCCAATACATTTTTTGGAGGTGATGTTACACCAACAAAAAAATATTTGGAATATATGTTCAAATATTGGGCAAACAGAAACCGTTTTGACCCGTATAGTAGTAAAGATATTGTAAAAATGGTAAATAAATTTGATATGTTATTACCATACATTCAAAATAAAGACATATATAGTAAACAATATGAAGCAATCAACCAATTAGAGATAGTTGTTAATGAATCCGAAAAAATAAAATTAGAGAAGGAATTTATTCGTGAGAATCATGTTGATGTCATATTTGAAAACGATGACTTTCTACTATTGAGACCAAAAACATTTCAAGGTTCTAATAAGTATGGTGCAAATACTAAATGGTGTACAACAGGACGAAATCAAAACTACTTTAAAGATTATATGAGGAGTTCCTTTTTGATTTATTTGATTTCAAAAAAAGAACGATCAAAAAACTATAATAAAGTTGCTTTTTTGACAGGTAAAGTTCACACATTAATTAATCCTATTAAAATTTGGAATCAAATGGATACCGAAATTAGTAATGAGGGAACATTAATTAAGAATGGATGGGGAGCGTTTGAGATATTTGAAATTTTTTCAAAGATTAGAGCGTATTGTTATGAAGAAAGCTATAAAGAAACAATTAAAGGAGAAATTAATGGAGTTATTACAAAATTAGAGAGTATTGATCTTGATAATTTCTTTAAAAATATAGATACTTTAAATAACTTTGAGGGTGCAGGAAAAGAGTATAAAGAAAAATTAGATATTCTCTTAAATCGTTTGAAATTAAAAATAAATGTGTAACTTTGTGATATGAAAAATGGGATAAAGAATTTAAAAATATTTTTGATGTGGGTGTGTTTAATCGCCCTCACATCACTTTACGGCGAATATGTCGTAAGTAGAGAGGTAAACGGATACATCCAACTTTTAGGTTTCGTTGGGATGGTTGTATTATTTGGTTATGTAATAAGCGAAACAATTAAATTTTTAACAATTAATAAAAAAGAAAAGAATGATTAGTGTATTAGTATTAGTAGTATTTGTAATTGTGGGAATCATCACCGCATTAAAAACAAGAGGAAGTATGTTCACAACAGAACAAGACAGATGGGGTGACAATCGTGAAAAACTTAATCCATCTTGGGTTATTAAACCAATCGCTATCGTAGTTGCGGGTATCGTAATCTCAATGTTTCAACCATTCGCAGTTGAAAAGATTGATGCGGGACACAAAGGTTTGAAGATTAATTTAGTTGGTGATCAACGAGGGGTGTCAAGTTACCAATATAAAACAGGTTGGGTATTTTATAACACTTGGACAGAACAAGTATTGGAGTTCCCTACATACCAACAACACATTGAGTATGAGGATCAAGCAGTGATTCTTAAAGGTGGATTCTCGGCAACGATTAAACCAACATTTAACTACTCATTAAGAGAAGATGCGATTGGTGATATGTTTGTTAATTTGCGTAAAGATATAAAAGAGATTGAACAGAATTGGTTAAAGAATGCAATTATCGGAGCAGTTAATGATGTTGCAAATACTTGGGAAGTTGATAGTATTTTTAATCACCGACAAGCATTTGAAGGAGCTATTGTAACAGAATGTAACCTACGACTAGCTAAATGGTTTAATGTTTCTCAATTACGAACTAACATTGTTCCACCTAAAGAATTACAAGAAGCAATTATCTCTAAAACAAAGGCAATCCAACAAGCCGAAGCGTCTGAACAACAAGCAATTGCTGCGGTGTCTGAAGGAAAACGAAAAGTGGCAGTCGCAAAAGCGGATTCCGCAGAAACAATCATCAACGCTAAAGCATCGGCATTGGCAATTAAATTGAAACAAATGGAATTAACTCCGATGTATATTGAATATACAAAGGCAAGCAAATGGGATGGATCGTTACCAACTACAATGGCAGGTGGTTCAGGAACATTCTTAAACATTAAATAATGATGAAAGGACTTATCGGGATGGTGACAATGTTTGTTACCATCCTTTTGTTAACAGGTTGTTGTAGCGACGAAGAATACTACAAACAAAAATTTAAATTCAAACCTGGCGAATTTGTAACACATAAAGTCAGTGAGGATAAGATTTTAATTACAGATACAATACGATTCCACGAACCAGGTTGTGAATGTAATGATGTAACATTGTATTATGATGGTGTAAATTCGGTGGAGAATGATAATCGTTACGACGAAATTGAATTAAAAAAATAAGAAATGGCAGACACATTAAATTTGGTAAATCCAGAAGACACATTATCTTGTAAATACGAGATTAGTAAATTTCCTGACGGACAACAATCTGTTAGAATTGTTGAACACAATAACGAAACTTTTGAAACTATTAGAAAACAAACTCACGGGATTACAATCAAATCTCGTTTGAATGACTTCAGAGATTTAGAGTTAATTATCTGTGCAACACAGGCACTTAAAGAGATTGGTGTAAAAACTATTCGTCTTTATATCCCATATTGTATTGGTGGAAGAAGTGATAGGAAGTTCCAAGAAGGAGAAACTAATTACATAAAAAATGTTATCGCTCCAATCATCAATTCTCAAGGATATGAAAAAGTAACAATAATGGATCCCCATTCAGATGTACTTGAGGCCTGTATCAACAACTTTGAAAAGGTTGACAATATAAAATTAGTTCAAGACGCATTGTTTCATCATTGGGTTAATGATGATAAAATCATTAGTGATATGTCAAGCATTGTCTTTTTATCACCTGACGCTGGAGCACTTAAAAAAGTTTACAAAGTCGCCGATAATTTCCAATCTAAATGTGATGTGGTTGTTTGTTCAAAACACCGAGACATCAATGGTAAATTAAGTAAAACTACCATTCCTTTAACTGAAGAATTAATGGATAAAGATTTATTTATTGTTGACGATATATGTGATGGAGGTG